CATCGCTTATTTACGCCCTCGATAATTTCTTCTGCTGATTTAGGCTTTTCAACAGGCTTAGGCTCGATAACCTCTATAAAGCGCATAGAAGGAGAAGAACCACCCCATTGTTTAGCCGTATTTTCGGCTATCATCTTCAAACAGTCCGTAATATACAGCTTATACGCACGTTCTACACTGTATTGTCTTAGATGCTCAAAGAAGTATTCATCACCGAACAGCTCGAATTTATCAAGGTCAAGCGATATTACAGCAGCTTTGTAAGATTCTTGATTTGTAATACAGTTGTAAAAAAACCAATGCACCTCTTTGATTTAGCAATCTCCACAAGTGCATAGATACCGTCATTTTCTCCGTTTTCGTCAGGTTCAAGAGCTGCGAACTCTTCGCCGGACATAAAGCAAAGCGCACCACATATCTCCATTGTTTCATCCACGTTGCCCTCACAGATATATGATATAATGCTGAAAATATCAGTGTTTCCGCCCTCTGCCTGTTCTTTAAGCTTCTTTATGCCGTCAGCATATTTTTTCAGCCTGTTAGCAATTAAAAGTGTCTGGACTGCAAATTCTTTTGATGTGCAGTTAGCTATTGTTTTCATATTATTTTTCTCCTTATAGCAAGAATACCCCGACTTTTGTCGAGGTATTCTGTTGTGTCGTTATTCAGTTGTTTATGTTGTTTATACAGATATATTTACTGTAAGAACGCCTGCACCTGTGATAACAATATCCAGTGTTTCAGCATCCTGACACTTACATCTGTACTTATTGCCGTTCATAAGTCTTGTTACATTGTGTACTCTGAGAACAGGACCAGTCTCACCGCTGATATCTGTGTAGTTTTCATCGCCCACGCTCTGTACCTGCCACTGATACAGAATGTTACTATGTGAACTTGAATCTGTATGCTCAACATTGCACCAGAACTCAGCTGTTGCATCTACTGATACTTCCGCATCAATCGGACTGTGGACAACCTTGATTGACTTGTCATCCTTACCAGCTACAATGTAGATATCAAAAGGAACATTATCAATGTTTTCGATATCATAATGACCGTGAAAATCTGCTGAGAACTGTCCCTTGCCATTCTTTGTACTCTTGAACTGGAAACCACCTGTATTAAGAGCATCCTTGATATGGATAGCAACAAAACCACCGTTTGCAGTGCCGTTCTTATCAGAATAGTCACCTACAAGCCACAAATCGCCGAAATCTGCATCATTGAGAGCGTTTCGAGGAATGATATGGTTAGCGTTTTCACCGTCCGCATCAGCTGCCGTTATGAGCTTCTTGCCGAGTGCATTGTCAATGGTAACAAAGTTAGTAGACAGCGCAGGGTCGTAATACTCGATTCTCTTACCCTGTTTTGTATTCTCAGGTACATTGTCTACATCTGCGAAATAGTCGCTAAATGTAGGATTGGAGCTGAACGAATTACCGCCTGTTGTTGCACCTACAATATTTGTCTTATTGTAAGCACCTGTAGCCGGGTCGAAGGCGTTAAGGATAACACCCGCATTGATCTGGATAGTCTGGAATGTATCAGCTCTAACCTGTGTATATTTAGCCATTAGCTTTACCTCCTATCTGTTTAGTCTTGCGTCCAATACTCAACATTTACATTGAGTACGATTCTTTTTATCATATCATCTGAGCTATCGCCCATATTCTGAGCAAAGGGAGAACCACGCTTTATCCATATAGCACCGCCGTCTATAGGTGTTGTAACCCCACCCATACTGATAAACTCAGATATCTCACGTTTCTTTGCATTAGCAGCCGACCACGATGTCGAACGATACCACAATGATGCTGTAAGCGTTACGCCGTTGTCATTAAAGCTATCTGTCTGAACCTCATATGTGATATATGGGAAAGCAGGAGCGCTATTCTGTGAAGCCATTGCAAAAACGCTGTTCTCTTCGTAAGCAGGCAGTCCAAACGAACTCCAAAACTCATACAAAGCTTGCTCTTTTGTCATAACATCACTCCTACGCATCAGATAAGCCGTATACAGCTTTGCAAAAAACTTTAGTATAATTGCCCTATGCAATATATAAGGGCTTAAAGAGCCTTTTAAAAGCTTGTGGGCAAAGTCCACAACTCCGCGCTTGACTGTCGCATATCGAGACTTGCGCTATCAGGCGTTTTTTTATTCTTGCCGTCAGAGGTTATACGGAAATACTGTCCGTCAGATACACGCTTTATAACGTCCATAGCTTCAAGTGTTACCGCCTTTGATGTAGTTATCGTGCAGTTTACTCTCTCGGTCAAAGCATCTGCTATCTGAGATATGGCTGATGTAGCAAAGTCAGCTGTTGCCGGAAACTCTGCACCCTCAGTCCATACTAAAATATATCCGCCCTCACCGTCAGGACTATGTGTTTTCTCAACAAATACAAAAGGTTCATATGCTTCTGAAAGTAAGCTCATACTGATACCCTCCTGTATGTATTTAGGCGTGATCTGAATTGACTTTGCCACGTTGCACCGATAGCACCATTTGAACCACCATTACCGCCTTTAGAATAGCTGTAACCTCCGAATGATTCAGATGTAAAGGGAGACATATTAGCGCTGTCAAGAGCTTCATTTTTCGCTCTCCACGCTGCTATATCTTCACATAGCTTTTCAAAGTCTCTCGGTACAGACATACTCCATATTTCGCCTGTGAACGTCTCTGCTCTTAGGTTTGCTAAATCCTCAGCAGTATTCTGGAATACGCCGTCATTGAGGATTGAACCTACAATACGGAAGTATTGCCCTTCAAGCAAAGATGAAAGCGGTACAGTACCAGAAACAAGAGTAAATGTGCCTTGAGAGATGTCACGGAGGAAATAATTCTTTATATTTGCACAAACTTCTGTTAACTGTGCCATACTGCACCGCCTTTCTTTTTATTCATCGCGCTTTTTGCGCTTAGGCTTTTCTCCCTCTGTTGATTCTTCTTTGCCGTTCTCATTTTCAGCTGCTTCTACTTTTTCTTCTGTGACTTTCTCTTTCTTAGGAGTTGTCACATCAGCTGCAATAACAGGTCTGTTTCTGAGATTATCAGCGCTTGCAAGCTCATTTATACGATCTTCATCGGGAGTGTACCCTTTATGTGGGTACACATCACCGACTGCATACGCATAGTTGTTATCTTGTAAGTCTGTAAACGGCTCGATTACTTTGTATTTCATACTCATACACCGTCAGCAGGAAGAACACGAACTGTAACAGAATCGCTGTAGGACTTAGCAGATGCGCCTTCACCGATAGTAATTGTACCTGTGATAGTTGCTGTACCTGCTGCAACTGCTGTGATTGTACCGCTTGAAACGGTTGCAACAGCCGCCTTATCAGTTGTCCAAGTGATTGTTTCACCTGTGGGAGTTGTGCTTGCTGTAAGTGCCTTTGTATCGCCTGCAACCATAGTTACCTGTGATTCCTTGATATATACAGAAGGCTTGAAGTTGCTGATTGCAATACCGTCAAGGTATTCAGCAAAAAGAACCATACCCATAAGAGCATAGCTTTCAGACTGCGCTCTTGAATAGTTGCCGTCAGTATGAAAACCGATAAGGTTTGTTTCACCGTCTGTACGGTATTTCAGTCCAGCCTTTGCAAAAGATGAATCAGAGGGGTCAACATAGAAGTTAACGATGTTCTCGGAAGGTGTTGCTACAACTGTTCCTCTCGGGATCTCAGCCGAAAGAATCATTGTGTTGAATCCAAGGAAGTTTTCAAGGTACTCAATACCGAACTGTGTCTGTGTTGTGATACCAGCAGCACCGAGGTATTCATAAGCATCAAGATCATTACAGAAGCCGACAACAGCAGTTGTACTCTTGTGCATTGACTTCCATTTGTGTACAACGTTACCCTTTGCCATAGATACAGCCATCTGGAATGTATCATAGGTGTTTTTGAGAGTGCCGTTGTTGATAAGGAAAGCATAGAAGTTATCAGTTACGACAGTTTGAAGCTCATTGAGGAACTCTGTATCTGTCTTCTGGATAGCATTCTCATAGCCCTTACCGTCAATAGCTTCGATTGATACAGCCTTCGCATACTTCTTGATAGAGATTGAACCGTATTCTTTCTCCTTTACAGAAGCTTTTGAGAAAGGAATTTCATCGCCCTCCGCAACGTTGCCGTCTTTAAGAGCAACCATTGCATATTTAGATGTGAGCTTTGTTCCTGCTTCTTTGCGAACAGGACGCATAATGTTCATAATTTCGCGGAGGTGTGTCCACTGGTCAGCGAAACGTGTAACAAAATCGACTTCACGAACTGTTACATCAATATCAGTATTCTTTGTAAGTCCAGCTTTTGCAGCCATAATTAATCGCTCCTTTCACGATTATTCGTCACCGTCAAGCCCGAATACGTCAAGGTTATCTTTAATAGCCTGCTGACGTTCTGCATCGTCCTTTATGCTCATAATATCGGACTTTGACATTTTAGTTTTACCGCCTGTATTCTGAGGAGGAGTTGCAGGAGTATGTTTTTCTTCCTTTACTTCGGGAGTAAAGCCGGAAAAATCATTATCAGCCTGTATATCTTTGATGATTGCATCAAGGTTAGTCGCTTTGCCGTCCTTATCAAGCTCTATCTTGCTTGCATAGTCGGAGCGATTCACGATAAGCCTTGTAGCTGTATCGGTATATCCTTCTGCTTTGAGTTGCTCTGTGAGCTTTGCTTTCTGATTTGCAACAGTTTCCTTTGTTGCATATTCAGTTTTCAGCTCTTCAAGCTGCTTTGTAGCTGATTCATATTTACCCTTGTAATCTTCCTTGTTTGCGGTTTCGATTGCCTTATTTGCTGTTTCAAGGTCTTTCTTTACCTTGTCAAGCTCTGCCTGTACTTTGGTGAGCTTGTCTCCGTTGTCCTCATTCTCTGCAATCTTAGCCTGTAACGCCTTAACTGTTTCAGTATGCCAGTCAATAAGCGTCTGAATCTTCTCAGGTTCAATGCCAAGAGCTGCAAGGTCAGAACGTTTGAAACTCATATAATACCTCCGTTGCTTCGTCCGCATTGCTTTGCGGTTCGGTATGTTTGTGCGACTATGCTTTGCCGCTTGATTGGTGCATATCTTCGGTAACTACCCGATTTTACGCATAAAAAAAGCGTGATTGAAATTAATCAACCACGCTCGGCTCTTACTATCCACCGTTTAGAATAGCGAATATTCAGTTTTAAAACAAAAAGCGTCACTATCTTATGATAGCAACGCTTTGCTCTTATACCTCAACGCTTAGAGGTACGTTTATTCAAGGCACATTGAAAGATATTGAAAACACAATTATATTGTTTGCTGTGAGCGCCTTATAATCATTTTATTTCTTTTCGGACTTCCTGTATCACTTTTATCCTGTCTTTTGCAGGTATCAGCTCTACCCTATCTCCATTGTTAAGAACCTTTTCTATCTCAGTTATCTGCTGAGAAGAAAGCTTGTATTCCTTACCCATAAGTATATACCTTTCTTGCTAAAAAGTCAATAGTTTTCAGCGCTTTTTTAGTTGATTTTCGTATATATCCTTGTATTCCTTTATGTGGTCAGCTCTGGAAAGAGCATTCTTCATAAAGTGCTGAGGTTTTATGCCCCTTGTAAAGTGATATTTGCCGTTTTTATCACGCCAAACCCACGGAGATTGTCTGCCCTTTCCGCCGTCTGCATAAACGCCTGTACCTAATTCAACGTAGATCGGGTAAGGTGCTCCGTTTGGTGCTCTCATATTCGTTCCAACGTATACAGTATTATCAATTACTTTATGTGTTATGCTCTTTCGGAGGTTACCGCCGTGATAATTCTGTATACTTGTACTTTCGGGAGTACCAACAGGCGCACCTTCTTTGACGTGTGTTTCCATAGCAAGCCCAACAGCTTCACTCGCTACTGCTAAATCTTCTTCAAAGCTTTCAATGATATCCCCTGAGAAGTCATTCAATGTAATTTCAAATCCCATTATACAGCCTTCTTTCGCTTGTTTCGTGCTTTCCTTGCATCAGACACCATTTTGTGCCATTGCTCTGGATGCTTATATTTGATTTCTTGAAAGTCCTTGAAGCGTGACGGTACACGTTTACCGAGAAGAGACATATATTCTTCGTGCATCTTCAAGTCACGGTTTACATTTCGAGCTGCTCTTGTTATCGGTTGTTTTCCCTGCCCTTTCAATTCTTTCCATTCATCATAGGACATTTCCCAACGTTCAAGCTCTCTGGTATCTCTATCAGATAACTCCGTCTTTTGTTTGTCAACCACTGATACAAGGCAACATCGACAGTTATATACTTCCGCTGGTTTTCCTTTCGGGTCACCCGGAAATTCTAAACCATTTGAGAAATACTTTCCTATCTCTCGCTCTTCACCGTCACATATTCTATGTGTCGGACGTGTATGTCCGTCAAGAGTAGCAAGCCAACGCTTTTTAATAGCTATTCCCATACCCTCAGCACGTTTAATTGTGTCGTTTCGTCCACCGTTCTGCGCTGATGTTGTCATTGTTGCAGCATTTCTTACAGCTGAATTTTTATTCATATCAGTAACATCTGCAAGTCTTACAGCTATTTCGTCTATAGTTTCACCTTGTAATATGCCTTGTGTTATAGCCGAATTAATCTTGTTTTTATTCCATTGCTTATCTTTGGGAATGTCAACGGACGCTTTTGGAAGAAGATCAGGTTTATCTCTTACAAGCCGTTCAACTGTGGATTCATCAAACAGTGAAAATGATGTTTCGACTTGTAATACCTTTTCGATGCTGTATTCCGTCCAGTTCGTGTTGACTGCATACACTTCCGGCATATAGTTATTGATAACGCTTGCAGCTATCAGGTTAACGTTTGTCAAGTCTGTTGACAACACATCGAGCATTTGATAATGATTTTCCCCTGTCAGCATATTTGTCATACGCCACCGCTTATATTCGTCAAGGTCAATCTCTCCTGCTTCAAACCTCTTTCGCTTTGCTAAGTCCATTGCAACGAACCAAGCAAGATATTTTTTACACTTTGCAAGCATCTCACTGTAAGCCTGTCCATATATGCTTTCAAGCTCTGCCGTAAGCTCAAAGAGAATATCTTCCGTTTCAAGATATCCTTCATCTGTCAGCATTTGCGGATTGTATCTGTCAGGGAGATATTCGGGCATTGTATCACCTTACCTTTTAGAATTTCCCCACACAAAGCCAAAGTCAGAACGTTTTATTTTGCATACAGGTTCACCGTTGTACCAAAAAACCAAACCTTCAACATAGTTATCTTTAAGATATTGCTTAATGCTTTCAAAATCGCGTTTTACATTAACTATCTTTACGCCGTGCTGTTCAAGTATATCGTCACATAATCCGTACACATTGCCTTGAAAATGCTTTCCGATTGCTTCATATGTACCGTCATTCTTTTCACCGGGAGTATTGTTATATGCTTGTACAAACCATTTATCTGCCTTATTATTAGCATCGACTTTAACCCAACACGGCATATGCCCTGTTACAGGGTCTGGCTCTTCCTGACACGGTATTGCTCCTACAGGTATACACTTACCTTTCGCATCATAACGCTTGTAAAAAACACCATTTATGATTGCACAACACGAACCGTCAAGTTTTTTCGTTGCATCACCATATAAAAAAGCTTCTTCACATCCTTTGGTTATATTCGGAAGAATATCAACAATTTTATGATTCTCGATGATTCTTTCAAAAAGTGTGGGTATTTTTTTCATTACATTTTCTCCTTATCTTCTCAAATCTCAGCTTAGGTAATACAATAGTCCTATATTCCAATACAGGCATATTGCCTATTGTGAATACAAAGGTATACCGTTTCTTGAATTTTAACCAAGCATACCACGCTGCTATTATATTACCTATATGCTGATATTCTATCACCATTCCGGGCAGTGATAATAAGTTTCAATACAATGTGTGTCTCTTATGTCGTACTCTTCTTGCTTTGTGATTGCCTTTTTTTTAATATCTCTTTCGGGCATTGTATCACCTCTTTATCTTAGCTCCCTTGTATCGCCTTTCTATCTCAGCGACTATCGCAGTATTGACTTGTTCAGGATGTGTTGCTCCTGACATATCATACCAATCATCTCCGAGAAAATATCGGCACAGTTCATTGACTGCTGTCTGTGCTTTCATAGGTGGTGCAAATATACCAAAGTCGCCTTTCTCACATAAACTAAGTATATGCTCTCTGTCAAATCTCTTACGCTTATGCATCATTGTATCACCTCATATCAAAAAACTTTATCCCAGAACGTAAAGCATGTTCTATTTCGTCAAGTTTTCTTTGTGATGTCGGGAAATCTTCTGTCTCAATTTTGGTAATGCATTTATCTGAGAATTTCACTTTTATACACGGTCTTTCCGATAACCAATCACATTCACAGGCGAATATTTGAATTGCATTGTCAAGGTTTATGATGCCCTCATTTGTTCTAAGAAACACAATATCACCGCCTTACCCTTCGTGTGAACCGATAAAGAATACCTTTACTTTGCTAAAATCAGCTTCTTGGATTGTAATTGTATAACCTTGATTATCTATTGCAACTATTTTCTTTTCTTCTTTCGTCAACACTCTTTGTATTTTTAGAGGAAACTGCGTATCGAACGTAGTAAATATATTTAAAGCATCATCAATATTTTTGGCTTTAAGCACATATGCCTCCATACAGCTTGACACTTCACTTGTTACTGTATATATTTTTTCTACTGTTGGCATTATATCACCTTATTCAAGATACTTTGTAATTATGCCGCCCATTCCGTCAGGTGTCTTTTCGCATTTCCTCTTGCTGATAACGGCTCTTACGCTGTCTTTATCTCGGTTGATTCTTATTGTTTCATCTTCGTTCTGTATCAAGTAAAGTTCGATAATACGCAAACACATTTCTGCTGTTGCTCTATCGACTTTTACTTCAACACCAATTTCAAGATTTTGAATTTTTGCCACTTATAGCACCGCCTTAAAAGCCTTTATTTGCCGTTCTTTTTATAGGAGTATAATTATACTCATTCACTCGCAGAGCCGCTTTGTGCGTTGTTCTGCACACTCTCAGCGCTGTTTCTGACACGCTGTAAAGCTTCAAGCAGTATAGCTTTGGTTTTATCCGCTCCAATAAGCTGTTCAAGAGTTGTAATGATCTGGATAACCTCATTGTCACCCTGTCCACCTGTGAACTGCTCCATTGATTCAGCTTCACGCTGTTCCTTGATAGCTTCGTACTCGTCAATAAGTCCGAGCGTCTCACACATAAGCTTCAATGTTGTTTCATCACCGAGAACAGGCATTATCTGCATAAGCATTGTTACGAACTCAGTAACATTGATATCATTAGGACGCTTGAAATGGAAAGGTTCATTTTCGTCAAGTCCTCTTACCCTGAGAATACCACGAATGAACTTGTCAAGGTACTGCTCTATCATATCACATTTAAGGTTCAAATTCTGATATGCTGCTTTTATCTCGACAGTTGTTACATTTCCTGCAAGCTTTCGCTCAACGTCTACCGCCATAAAGTCAGTGTAAAGCTTATCCCTAAGAGTTGCAAGCACGTTCTGGAACGCTGCATAATCGGAGTGAATCTCTTCCTTACGGATTTCAACGTCTTCTGGTTCGTGTATTGTCTGATTATGTATGATATCAGCAACAAAGTTGAGGTCATCGCGCTTGCTCATTCCGTCAGCGTTTTTAATTATCCAGTACACGGTATTCATATCTACACCGTTTACAAGTCCGCTGTATACTACGTCATAAGCAAATAACGTTGCTTTGTTGCCTACAAGCTCAGACTGTCCGTTGATGTACTCTAACGGTACAATAGGGAATCTATCAGGATTTTCACCGATAGTCTTTGTCACGCCCTCCGCTTTTGAGCTAACTGTTTTCTGCTTGTATGCTCTTTTTTCCTGATAAAGCTGTAACTCTGATTTGTTGCCGGATGCATCGCGTATTTCCTTATACTCTGTAAAGCCGTCAAGCTCATACAAGGTAACTCTCAACGGTTTGTCAGGCGCTAATCTCCAATAACGAATAGCTGCTTTAATCTCTCCGTCATCTTCATCTTTGAGAGGTACAAGTAAAGGCTCATTGCCGTTTATCTTGCAAGCATAGCAAAGAGGAGTGATACCAGATTCATCTACATACGCATAGCTTTCACCGTCACAGAATGCATATGCAAGCGCTTTTTGCACCTGATAATCAAAAGATGCACCGCCTAACTGCTCTTTTACTTTCTCATTGTCGAAGCTTATACCATTACCGAGCTGATACGCTACAAGCTGAGTACAGAAGATGAAGAACAGGTTTGATGTTAATTTGTGGTTCGTCTGGTTCTTATCAGCTTCATATTTGTTTCCTTCACGGTCGTATACTATCTTCTGGATAGATTCAAGCTGTTTGTCAACGTGTCTGTAGAACAGTCCTGCATCTTCTCCCACCTTGAACATATCGCTTGATTCGTGATCGACTATAGCAGCTCTAATGAAGTCAATTTTCTGCTCCTCTGTTGTACAGAGCTGCAATTCGTTATACGTTTTTATAGTTATTCACCCTTTCTATAACAGATAAGCTCATATTTTACTAAAGTATTGATGCTTTGGATTTGCTATCTTTGATGTTTTCACAAAGTAGCGTGTGCTGTCCATATAATGGTCTGCGATTTTAACTGGTCTATCCTCAACAGGGTTATCGTCCCATATATAGCCTGCCGCTTCATTTTTCCATTCTTTTATCTTTGGTGATATTTTTATAAGACCTTTTTTCAGCGCCGTTGCTGTTTCTCTTATACCGTTTATAACATCATTGTCAGCAGGGACAACCTTGTACTTCTTTTTCTTTATCAGTAATGTGATAAATGAAGCCGCAGAAGGGTCAACTATAACTTTTAGTTTTTCCCATTCTGTTGAATACGCTCCGAAACGTATATCTATTTCCTGTCCGTATTCTTCGTCAGTAAGTTGTTGACCTGTATCACGTCCAGAATAATAATATCCGTCTATTGCATACCATACATTGCCGTATTTGCCCCATAAAAGCGCCGCAAATGCGTTTAATGTACCATAGTCGATAGATAACACATACTGTTCTGCTTCACGGTAAAACACTTTATGTATTGCTTGTGGCGTACATCTTTCACCCTCTGCCGCTATCGGCGGTTCTTCTATTGCTTCTTCATACATCGGGTATATAAGACCTTCTGCAAGTACCCATAAGCCACGAATAAACCTATCATAGAATACACCTGTATATTCAACTTTGAGGTTGTCAACGTAATCTTTAGGGAGTGTTGTATTATCATCTATTAAGAATCTTACATCAAGAAAGGATAATTCGTCTTGACGGTCAATGTAATCTGTTTTCAGCCAATGTGAAGGACTATCAGGGTTAGTTGTAGCAATTAGCTTTGCATTTGGAAGTCTCAGACGTGACAATAACATTGCAAAAAAATCTTTCGGAAATTGTGTTAGCTCATCACAGTATGCTCCTTGAAGTGTAAGACCTCTTATCTTTGCTTCTGATCTTGAATCATTAGCACCTTCAAGCAGAATCTTTCTGCCAAATAGCTGACCTTCCTTTGCTGATATGCTGAATGTGAAGTTATCCTCTCCAACTAACTCTTGCAATAATATCAGACAGTTACGTTTTAACGTTGTCAAAGACTTAGCACACATCATATAGAGCTTATCTTCGGGCATTGTCTTTACCCAAAACGACCACAAAACAAGTGAAATCCACGTTTTGCCGCTTGATACACTGCCCTCTAACAAGTTAATTCGTTTCAGCTTGTTCGTTTGCCATAATTTCATCAAGGCTCTCTGTTTCGGTGTGTATATCATCATCTTTCAATCCTTCGATAAGGTCAGCAAGCTGTCCGTTTCGTTTACTGTCAACGGTAACGTTGATTTTATCGTTATACTTGTTATTTAAGCGGCATTTGAGGTAGAATATCATTGCTGTTGTATCGGCAGGGATATAATGCTCTTGCTTTCTGATATGCTCCGTAGAGCTTGTTATTTTGCCGTCAGCATCACGATGTATCGTCTTTTCGGTTATCGTTTCAATTACCGTCTGAGGTTTAAGCTTAGTTTCAAGGAAAGTATCTTCGACTATGGTATTTATAGGCTCACGCCCTTTTTTTATAGCCTCTAAAAACTCAACAAAACGATTGCACCAATTATAAAAAGTTGCAACACTAATTCCGATTTTATCAGCAATATCTTCATCTTTAAGTCCGTCTCTTGCATATCCCTTTAACACCAACAATCCGTCAGGTGTTATCCATTCGTGATATTTTCCTTTTGCTATACCGCTCACTCCTTTCTGTTTTTATTTAAGTATATTTCCGCCTTAATTCCTGATACCAATACACATAATCGTCTCCGATTTCGTGCATCATATCCTCAAATGACTTGTTTTTTATATGATATTCCCATTCCTGAGTTTGTTTCCTGCTCCTGAATGGTCGTGTACTGCCTATCTCTTGCATTGCTTCTGTTGGTATGCCGTCTATGCCGTGCGCTAAGTGCTGAATATTGAATGTGTTTGGCTTGAAATTATCAAGTCCCTCAGTACCACAGCACGTTAAACTGTCACCTAAAAATCGTATACGATCTTCTCCGCAGAAGAAACGCAAACCATATTTGTGGCATTCATCTTTGATGTTCTTAAACATAGGGACTAATACATCTATCGGAAAGCAATATTTTCCGTCCTTGATAAGTCCCTTTTGTTTCTTCTTTGTGTGATACCCCTCGCATATAATGCCGTATGCGCCGCTTTCGGCGTATCTCGGTATCTCTGCAAGTATATCCTTGTAGCAGTCTGTAAGGAACGGCTGTACACGAATTATAAGCCTTTTAACGTGCCGTGAGAGTATCTTTGCCGCCTTAAGTCGCTTTTCATAGCTTGGTGCTCCTGTTTCGAGCTTGTCATATTTACTGCAAGCCATTGATATTTGGAATACGCACTCGCACTCACTAAGCAATGACAAATACGGCTCTTTGCAAGCTAATACAGGATTCTTCGTGCTTATGATAAACGGATATTTTGTCTCAGCGAATATCTCTAAGCATTCAAGCGTTCTCTTCTGCTCTGCCTCACACTCCTGAAAAGGATCTGACATACCGCCCCAATGAATTGGAATATTCCAGTCGCACCACTTGGTTTCAAGCGTTCTGTGACCGTTTATGAAGCTCCTGAGAGCATTTGCATTATTTAGCGGCTTTATGTTCTTGATTGTCGCCTTGTTATTCGCAAAGCAGTATTTACAAGCGTAACTGCACCCCGAATACGTGTCAAGGTGTATCGGATAGTCACATACAAGGCACTGGATTCCACATGAAACGCTCATTTGTTACGACTTTCTGTTGTTATTTTTTGTAAAACGTATTATATTTACTGTTTTTGAATTTTTCAATCCATTGACTTGCTACTTTTGCTATATTCCCATTTAAAGCATCTTCCGTCCATTGCTTGTATGTCGGAGCGATAGCTTTCACATAAGCTTTATTTCCTTCCAACTTAATCTGTTCTGTTGTTTTGCCCTCGGATTTAGCCTTTGCTTTTGCACTTTTTCTTGCTTCAACAGCTTTTTGGTATATTTCTCTCGGATATTCTTCGGCTTTAAGTCTTTGCTCTTTTGGTGTTAAATCAGGATTCTGTGCTTTTATCTTGCTTAATTGCTTATCATATGCCAATCTATCACTTGCATTACTGGTCAGGTATATTCCTAAACCATTATAATACATTGATTCAATGTCCCAGTAGTCTATATCTCCGTTTGTTATCCTGTCGTTCAAGTCAGCTATATAGTTGTTCCTTATATCATTCGCCCATGCTACCTGTTTTTCTGAACCTTGCAGTTTAGGTAATGAGGAACTATTTATACTTAATGAACCGCCACCGCTTGCAGAACCACCAGAACCCATATTTCCGCACATTGCTTATCACTCCTTTTCTTTGTTATTTACGTCTGTTCTTATAATATTCATCTTCAAAATCCATACGCCAATCATCTTCTTGTTTGCTTGTGCCGTATCTTGTTAATTTTGCACCTGCTTCTGTCTGATTGAGGTTCTCAATTTTTACTCCTGTACCACTGTAAGCTATTGTAGAACCATTTTCGTATATTATTCCTTGAATGCCAGTAGTCTTTGCTTTGCTTATGTCATCACCACCGCTGTAAAAACTCATATTGCCGTCTTTATACAATATAGCAAAGCTGTCATCATTCCATACATTACCATTATCTTTGGTTTCTTTCAAAACATCAAGCATTTCTTTCATTGTGTAGCGTTCAAGGATTTGACCATTGTCCATTTCAAGAGAACCGCCTGATTTTGAATTCGCCTTGCCTGACATAAATTGTTCAACTTTTGCGTTCTCTTTGTCAAAATGTTTTTTTCAAACCGGGAGATATAACGTTTGTATTTCCTGTTGCTCCCATATTGCTGCACATTACCCCTCGACCGCCTTTCTGATTATATCCTCTGTTATTTCATTCTTATGTTTCCGCAGATACTTCATTATCTGCTCTTTTTGTGCCGTAGGGAATGTGAATGTTGCTGAAAAATATTCCCTATCGTCATTGTTAGCATCATAGCCATTTACCTCTTCGATATCGTCTATCGAGAACGGTTCGTCAAAGCCAAAGTCAAAACCTTCAAAGTCTAAGCCTTCAAGCTCTGTTTCAAGCTCATACAAGCTCCATTCTGCTACTTCACCTGTTTTGTTTGTCAGAAGTCTGTATTTGCGTTTCTGCTCTTCCGTAAGTCCTGTATACCTTATGCACTCAATCTCTTCATATCCGAGCTGTTTAAGCGCTTTCAAACGTGTGTGTCCCGACAAAATAACGTTGTTTTCGTCAATCTCTATTGGGTCAAGCGCTTCACACTGTTCGATGCTTTCAGCCACACCTGCAACAGCATCATCATTCTTTCGGGGATTGTTTTCGTAAGGTATTAGCTCATTGAGCGCTATATTTATTAATTCCTTTTTTACCGCCATTATTTCACCTTCTGCCTTTATTTGGTTGAGATAATAGGATTTGAACCTATGATACACAGAGCCAAAATCTGTTGCCTTACCGCTTGGCTATATCTCAATATACAACAAAACGCCCTGACATATGCCAAAGCGCTTTGTTGCAAAGTTAGTAAAAAAAGGGAGGTTCATACCTATGTCATTTCAGCATCTTTGGAGCGCAACAGCGGACGTGAACCACTAATCGCGCATAAATACGCCTGATTCTGGGGGAGAGGTAATCAGGCGCGGCATAAAACGCCTAGAGGTGAATGAAAAACATATGAAGTAAAACACGAAAGGACGGTCAGGGCATAGGTGGAAATTCCGCTCTCATCCATTTGCCTACGCCCATTCCGTACCTCTATTATACTAAATTTTACCTTTGTTGTAAATTGACAAATTCAACGGCTTTTCAACTTAGACTAACAACGTTTTTGACGCACTGTTGAAAACTATGTTGAATCATTGTTAAAATCATTTTTCTCTTTGTCTTCGGACTTTTCTGAACTAAGCAGAAGCGTTACAACCATAAGTAAGAACGTTATACCGCTCCCTGTGAAAGCTCCGGCAAAGAATGTTTCAAGGCTGCTCATTTGTACCTCCTTTCTGCTTTGCTTCATCATCCTGTTTCAAAGCTTTGAGCTGCTTTTTCAGTTCTGCATTCTCAGCTTCAAGCTTTTTTACAAGGCTTTTTATTTCGGGTTCTGTATACCAGTTCTTTCCAATATACATAGTTAGTCATCTCCTTCAACATTATTCGCCGTATCTGTTCCTCTGTCAGCTCTTCGCAGCGTTTCCCTGTCCGGAATTTGGCTAAAGGGCAATGCAGACATATTAGCTGATTCTCGCAAACTTCCGCTCTTGTCATTTCTGTGTGCCCTTCTTTCTGCGATAATCTTTTGAGACTTTTGATCTAACTTCATTGTAGAAAGAATCTTCTTCAAACTCTTTTCGCACTTGTTCATTCAGCTTGTCAAGCTCCTGCTTGTATGCCTTGTAAGCATCACACTTGCTATGACAGCTCAAATGCCTTTTCTCACAATTCTGACACGGCACTTTCGGTTTCATTCGCGTCCTCCTATAAGCTTTAAGGCTTCAAGCTCTCTTTCCCATTTTAAACAGTTACCGTGATTGTTGATAGGACAATACAAGCAGTCTCCGTCACATTCACTGTCATCATTTAGAGCTTTGCCTAACTTTCTAAAGCCATTAACAGCTTCATATAAAAGCATCTTTGCCTGTTTCAAGTCACTTTCATACTGCGCTATCTGTCCGCACTCGTGCCAGTGTTTCTCTTCAAGAGATTTTCTTCCGGCTTCATATCCCTGACGGTATGCTTGTTCAAGCTCATCTATTGACGGCTTACCGATCATAGCTTTTTCAAAAGCTTGTCCCTCGTTAATAAGGTCAGATGCCCACTGTTCCGCACTCTTCTTATCCATTTTTTAACACTCCTATCCATTATAATTTTCAAATTTTTTTACTGTGTTAAAAATCCATTTGTTATTGCACCACCTCTGTAGCATCCTAATTTCTTTCGGAGCATTCGGTTTATCATATATCATAACATATGGGTCAAAACCCAAATCTCTGAGTGTGTATATTCTGAAAAGATTCTGCTCCATTGTACTGTTATAATTAGTCAAACAGTATACCATACCAATGTTTGATTTTCTGCGGAATTGTTCTGCAAACGCTTTGAATTTCGATTCAAGGTTTTCTTCGGGATTATCCCACGCAAAATGCAATGTTCGTAGCCGCATTGCATTTATATCGAGCATATCAGCTTCATTTATTAGCCTTATATCAAGTCCTTGTGTAAAGTCAATGATTGCTCCCGTCTCCCGATATTGTGCCATTAAATCACGCTTATCACTTTTTTTCAGTGCAGTAATGTTAGGGTCAAGCACCCTTATTTCGGGTTGCCCATTCCAAAAATCTGACACATTAGCCACTTTTACTGCACATCTACCTTCTTTTGACGCAACGTGACAAAAAGAACAACCTCTCGGACATCCTCTGCTTGTCATACTTACAGCAAAATTAAATTTTGGGTATATGCTATAATCTGGGAAACAACTTTCTATTTCAGAAGGAAGGTTGCTATGAGTTGCAGAATTGAAATGCTCTTTCCCGTCTATTCCGCGCTTTATCGCGTAACCTGTACCACCTTTGATGACTTCTCCGCAGTTGATAGGTTCTTGAATATCTGGTGTATATGCATCCGAAAAAATCTTACTCATATACACTTTGTCATAATATTTAAAATCTGTTTCCCACCACTCAACTGAATCTCCACGTTGCTTATAGTAGCTCGATATACGCATTAATGCAAGATTTGGAAAATTATGTCCGTCAACGTCGATTAATCCGATAAGCATTACTTTTCCTCATTCAGCCACGCTTGCACACACTCTTTGCAGGAATATGTATTTTTCAAGCATCTATCATATGTGTTTACTCCCGATACCGCTTTGATAGGACAATGTGTGCCGTGTTTGATATTTTCGTATATGTTCATCATCAGGTCATATTCATTGCATTTAATGATGTACTTATCACGATTCTTCATCTTCAATTCTCCTCAGCTGCCGTTCAAGCTTCTTTTCTATGAAACTGTCAACCAGTTCGGGAGATATCAACAGACGCATCTGCTCTGCCATTATAAGCACATCTGCAACTTCTTCCGCTAAGTTCATCAGGTTAGGTTCATATTCAACCAGATTATAGCTTGTACGCTTGCATTTCTGAGCTGCTAATATAGCTTCTGCGCATTCCTCGATAAACTGTTCCCGCTGTTTTATCAAGCCATAGCGCCTTGCTATCTTCCGTATACGTTCATCATTCATTTTTTAATCGCTCCTTTGCAGAACTCTTTTTCATCTTCCATATGAATTTCAATTCGGTTGAAGTCTATGCCATAATTCTTCTCCAGATATTTCATCTCAGTTACCATATCAATTTTCTTGTTGAACAGGTTCGGGGTCGAATAGATGAATACAAGATCATCAAAGAACTTTCTTATGTACTCAGGACTTCTACCGCGCTTTACC